TAGTGACATACTCCTACCAATGTAATTAGCTAATTTTTTATCGACACAACACACTTTATACTGGTAATTTATATCTTTCTTAGTTAAGAATTCTGAGAGTACAAATGGGAATAAATCTTGAAATAGAACATTATTGTAACTGGTAATACGTAATGAATCAGCATACATCTTGGGATAACTTCTTGTTATCTCCTTATTAATACATTCTTGTTTTTCGTTATCAGTTAAATTCATATCATTAATACATACCACACAATGTAATTAAAGTCACTCAGGTAGCCAAGTTTAACTAAACTCTTCGTCTACATACTGGGGATTATATACTCGTCTACCATTTACCATCTTCCAACGTTCGCTAATCGTCTCATTCTTATTCCCTTCATTATTATTAGATTGGTTTTCATTAATGGGTATTATTAATTGGTTATCATTACCAGCACTATCTTCAGTGGTACGTAACACTGATTCTAACTGGAGCGTATCAGTTGTTTCAACTTCAGTTACCACTGATTCTGTAGGTAACGTATCACTTAGGATACATTCAATGTGTTTCCACTGAATCGTATACCATTTTCTACGTGGCAGTCCTTTTAATTGTGATGTAATTAATCCTAATTTTTCTAATAATTTCTCAGCACGTAATATAGATTGTTCTGTTAATCCAGTATCTTCAATAATCATTTCTTTAGTATTAAAAAATGAACCATATTCAAGTTTACCTTGTTTTTTAAAATATTCGTGTTTAGAAATAAAAGATGCTAATAAAATAGCAGCATTAGCACTACCAATATATTTTAACATTACTTTATTTACCATAAAGAATGCTTCGTTAGATAACGTATTTTTAATTATTTTTTCCATAACTTATTTTTTATATTTTCCTCGTTTCATAGAGCGGTGATCAGCCTTAAGCATACACATTAAATTAGACGCGTGATTATTCGTATTATTTCCGTCTATATGATGAATCTCCATTCCTTCACCACACTGCCCGTTAACCGCATTGTGAATCGCTATATGACAATATTTGACGCGTCTAGTACCATCTAAGTAAGGCTGAAACACTCGATAGTTTGATTGTTGTGTTTGTTGAGCAATATTAATCCATCTATTACGTTTAACAGACCAGCACCAAATTTGACCTTCTACTGTAGCATAATAATTAGGCATACCTGGAATATCATGTAAACCATCAGGTTTATCAATGTGTTCCTCTTTAATCCTAAATGTTTGATCAGGTGCCTTAAGTTGTTTAGCAGCATAACCTCTATCTTTAGAATATTGATAAAAGTTTTTGTAACCTTTGTTTTGAGCAAATACTTGTTGCCATTCAAATTGTGTACATTCTACACCATCGATAAAAAATTGTTTTTTACCTGTTTTTTTAGTTGTTGATAATTTTCTCATAGTTTATATTATTATATGTGATACTAAATATATGAACAATAATTCAAAACACCAAGTTTAGATGAATTTTTCTTTCTTTTTTTATTTAGCTTGGAGATACAAGGTATTTTTCGTAACTTCTATTAATAATTATAAATAAACACTATAATGGAATTAACAACACAACAACAACAAACAATTGCTCATTTCTACGAATATCTAGGAGCTAGATTTACAGAAATTGAAGCCGCTTCACCTAATGCTCCTATTACAATAGTAGCTACTGATGAAAAGGGAGATAAATACTGGATTAGATTAGTAAATAATGTTGATTATTTAGATACTATCACTAGTATAATGGAAACAGGAACTAAGATTGAGAATACTATTTTCTATCAGTTATATGCTTTAGTAAGCAATGAGCAAAATGTATTTCATATGGAAATGTATAAAGATGGTTATGCACTATGGTTCATTAATGATATTACTCCAGAACAAATGAAAGTGACAGATGAATTTACTATGATTGGTATTACATCTGCGTTGCACGTTGAGGATAAACGTGAAGCAATTCCCACTAAGTTTTGGCTATAAAATAAAAGTGCCCGAGCTTGGGGGCTCGGGCTTCCTTCAGAGATAAAAGTTCCGTTTTTAATCTTTAAATATCATTTTTCTTCTTTCGGTTTTTAAACCAATCGTGAATTCTAAGTATATTAAGCACTAAACCTGTTAACAACACGAGGATTGTGAGTTCGGCACTAAATTGCATCATATACGCGAATACACCACCTATAGTGAATGTATTTGCTACTGTGTCTGGATTATTCATTAAAATAAAGCTGTCCAAGTTGAACCATCACTGAAGTAAGGTTTAGAACCACTTACAGCAAATGTATTAGAGTATGAAGCAGCAGCAGGTAATGTAGCCCAAGGTTCCATTGATAATAAACCTCCATCAGTTGATGAACCTGAAATTGTTAAACCATTTAATACTGATGAACCTGTAACTGTTAATGAACTTGATACTTGGAATCTACCATTGATTTTTATAAATCTATTTGCAGGAGTACTACTATCATGATCACCATAAATTAAGTTATTTGATGGTAAATTATCACTACCAATTGCTACTTTATTTGTAGTAAATTCTGCAGTATTACCAACATAATTACCAATTAAAATACTTTTACTACCACTAGTATTAAATCCTACTCTTTCACCAAGAGCTACGTTTTGGGCTCCATTATGATTATATCCTGATTCATATCCTATGTAAGTATTATTAAAAGCAGCGGCAGCAGCAAATCCTGAACTCTGTCCTATACAAGTATTATAATCAGCATTTACAGGAGCTAAAACAATACCAGCATTAGTTCCAATAAATGTATTACTAATACCAGTTGTTATTTCTCTACCAACAGAAGCTCCTAAACCAACGTTAAAATTACCTGTTGTTAATTTAGTAAATGGTCCTAAATCATAATTAGCATCAAATGTATCTGAACCAATAGCAATGTTTCCTCTACCTGTAGTTAATAATGCCAATGAACCTGTACCAATTGCTATATTACCTTTACCAGTAGTAACAGATGATAAACTATTATTTCCAATTGAAATACTACTACTACCTGCTGATTTTATAGTTTGAGTAATACTACCAACGATTGAATTTTTAACTGTTATAAGACCATTAACAACATTTACTGAACCTGAAGCAATTAGATTTGGTGTATATACTGTATTATCAACCGAAGCTGTAATATTAGTTCCACCTAAAATAACAGAGTTATTAGCAAGCATTGTGTTGGTTGTACCAGCAATGATAGCAGATTGAGATACACTACTTCCACTAATACCCATTTTATTAGTATTTCCACCTAATAAAGCACTTAAAGATGTAGAAGCACCACCTAATGTATTTACATAACCACCTACTGATACGTTATGTCCTAAACCACCTGTACTTCTATTTGAAGCAACGTTTTCTCTACCTCCTAAATAAGCATCACCATATCCACTACTAACATTATGACCTGCTCCACCAATGATAAACATTGTATCACCACCTGATAAAGTAGCAGTTCTACAACCCATAATAACACCATATGAACCTACAGATGAGATAGTAGCATTATTACTAGCAATAATTGAAGTATTACTACCTCCTGATAATGTATTTGTATCACCACCTACTATAGTAGCGTGTGTACTACCATTTGAAATAGTATTATTTAATCCACCAAGCAAAACTTTAGGATAAAATCCAGTTGCAGAAATTACAGAATCTCTAGCACCAAAACCACTACCCATTTCACCAGCAGTTATAGTTGTATAATAACCACCAACTATAGTATTATTAGCACCAGCATTTGTTGTAATACCAAGACCTGAACCACCAATTACAGTATGTCCAAAATTACTAGTTGTAGGAGTGATATAACCATTATATCCACCTGCTAATAAAGCGCCATATCCATTTGTAATTTGATTAGTACCACCAGCACCACCTAAAACAATATTACCATTATTAGGAATAGCTGAAGTATTTGTTTGTCCACCATCTCCAACTACTAATGAACCTGTTCTAATAGTTACACTACCTGTTACAATTAATGAACCTGTAATTTGTGCTGAACCAGTAAATGGAAAAGCAGCAGCACCACTTCCAGTATTAACTGTTACAGGGAATGTTGAACCATCACCTTTAGTAAATGTAATTATATTTGAACTTACACTTGCTGTTGTAACAGCATTTGGTGTATATGAAGCACTAGTAGCATTTAAAGCATATGAGGCAGACACTGCAGATGTAGCAACAGATGCAGTACCTTGTAATGAACCTGTAAATCCTAAAGTAGAAATTGTTGAACCAGTAACTTGTAATGAACCAGTTACTTTAACTGTACCTATTAGTAATTGTACATCGTCTGTAGCATCACCAAATTGATTTGAACCTGATGAATAAATTACAGATGAAGTTTCATACACTACTAATAAGTTAGTGATTGAGGCAGAAGCAACAGTTGCTAATCCAGTAATTAAAATATTAGATGCTGTAAAGTTAGTTGCAAACGAGGCAGTAACTGCTGTTGTAGCATTTAAAGCATATGAAGCACTAGTAGCAGTTAACGCGTATGAGGCAGTAGTTGCTGTGTCAGCTTTTGAGGAAGTTATTAATAAACTACCTGTAATTGTTGTTCCTAAACCAGTTTGTAATTCACTTCCACTCAATTGAGTAAGGAATTGATACGAGGAACTGATAAAAAGTGTTGATAAATTGCGGCCCATAGTATATGTTAAAAATTAGATACGTTATTTCTTGTATAGCCATTTCCCATTTGAGGGAATTGAGGATAGCGTGAATCGTAAATTGGCAATCCACATTCTCTAGCTTGTCCTGCATGAAACCCTCTTCCATTACGTCTCATTACGATAGGTGATCGGAATTGGGATCCGAAGTCTGGGTACATTTGTTGTAATTCTACGTTACCATTTAATTCTGGAAATAATCCTTGTTTTTGAATTAAATAATTAGTTAAACGTTCTTCGTAAAATTGTTTTTTATTTTGTACTGATTGGCGTTTACGATTATACCAAGTACCATCTGCTTTCTCACTATTTTCTCCACCTGTAGGAATTAACAAACCATTGTTACGTGGTCTTAAGTATATATCCTCTAAAGCATAATAGTAAGCAGCATATAATAAAGCGTTTTGAACCCAATCTAGTACTAAAACTTCATAATCACCTGTTAATGTATTATTTTTAATTTTAGTTAAAATAGCTTCATATAGTTTAGTACCTAAAATGCGTTGCATTTCGATATCTTGTGATTCGCGAACAGCGTTTTTGAGCAATTCACTATCAACATTATTATTAATGTCGGTAAATTGTCTTAAATTTTCTTCTGAAATTATGAAAGTATCAGTCATTGTCTTAGTTTATTGGTTGTTCTTGTCCTGCAGCGTTGATGTTAGGATCATTTACTCTATCTGCGATTTCGATTTCGGCTTCTAATTTATTATCTTCACCTACTTCACTTTCGGTTCCAGTAACAACATCTACCTCTTCTTTACCATCGCTGTATAATTTTAATTGTTCAACACCTAAAATATAATCATCACCATAGTTAACCTTAAATATTTCATCAAAACAATCTAAGATTGCTTGTTGGAATGGTCTAACTACTGTGTTTGTAAATAATAAAAAGGCATCAATTGTTTCGTCTCTTCCACCTAATTGACCTTCGGTTTTAATACCTAACATCATAGGAGAAGTAATACGGTGAGCAGTTAATATTTTCTGCGTCACTAAGTCGTTTATAGTTGTATAGTACGTGTCGGTACCATTAGATTGAATAGGTGTAATGATTGGAGCATTCTCGGGACTATCGACGTCCATATAAATTAATGCACCTGCATTTTCTGTTCCACCATATTGGTTACGAAGCATTATTTCGATTGCTTCTCTTTCTTCTTCGTTGGCATTAGTAAATGTAGTAATAGCCACAGAGGGAACAACACCGTTAGTAATGTTGTTAAGGTGAAAATTATCAACTTGAGCATCTAATTCAATTACTTTTAATGCACCAACATAATCAGGTAATGGATAATATCTCATACCAGGACGATATGCATGATAAACATATATCTGTGATGGTTCCTCTAATTTCTTATCTGGATTATAAGAAGGTAAGAACGGAATATCAGTTAATGATTGATTAACAAATGAGTTAATTCCATTCCATTCATCCCAAATATAGAATCCAGGAATCTTACCACGTAAATTTTTTTCTTTAGCTCTTAAATAGCTATAGTCGATGTGATATACTTCAGCAATTTTGGTTCTATCTTTAGACCAAATAATTTCTAAGGCAAATCCACCAAATAATTTTAAATCTTTTGCTACTTTTTTGAAAATATCATTCCATGATTCTTTATCATAGTTAGCAAAATCTAATGTATCAGGTCTATTACTAGTTAAACCATTACCAACAATTGCTTCTACAGTTGCATTTACGCATGTACCGTGAATAGATGAATAATTCATCAAATCAATTAATTTGTTTGGGAAACCATTATCAGCACCGAAACTAATGTAAAACTTATCCTTACGCTCAATTAAACTAATTCTTTCATTAGTCTTATTGTTACGTGGGATAGTTTTAAATGTATATTTTTTATCGCTCATTATTATGGATGATTATAGGTAGTATATGTACCGCCATTTGCTGGTAATAAATATTGTGTGATGTCGTATCCATTGCTACCTGAAACAAATGCTCGTTCAGTTGATAGTAATTGTGTTCTAAGATATGAAGGAGTACCTGCAAAATCCCAAGTAATAGCTGTTGATGCCCAAAGCGTATTTTGATTTACCCAAATATTACTACCTGATAATGAAGAGGTATAATTATAAATGTCTACATTATATTGACCTGATGCAGTTGGAACAGATGAACCAGTAACTTGAAATACTAACCATTCATTTGATGGACTAACAGTATTAATCATTGTAACTATGACTTCTCCCTTAGTAGATAAATCGTATGATTGGGTAAAATCAAGCAATAACGTAGTTGTACCTACAGATGCTGTAACGTTTGGATAAACAGCATTCGAATTTACAGTGGCAGAATGATTAAATTGTAGCATAGTATACTATTATTCAACCAAGTAAGGGGTTACGCCTAAGCACAACCCCTATTTTGGTTTAATTTAAATTAATTAAGCGTAAGTGGTAATTGTAATACCGCTTAATGAACCTGTAAATGAAGATGAGCTTCCGCTTACTTCACTAGCTGGGTTTGGTTCGTTTCCTGAGAATATCAAGTTATAGCCATTCAAATCACTGAATGCTGTACCAGTTTGTGAGGTACCACTCAATAATTGAGCGCCATTAACTTGTCCCATTAAGAACCAACGAGCTGCCCCATTTTCACTACCATTTTGTGTTTCAATGATAATTTCTAATGATGGGTTTTGTGCTAATACTCTTACTTGGTTTCTAACACTTGTTTGCATTTTAAAGAATACGCAAGTTGCAGTTTGGTTATATACAATTGTTCCGTTTTCTGGGGTTGCTACTAATTCTTCTGAATAGTTAGATGTTTGGCGGAATAACTGGAACTGGTAGAATGTACCAGAACCAGTAATACCTGTAATCAAACCTTGAGAACCAGTAATATTAGTGATAGAGCCAGAAAGAATATATATAGCTTTAAGTCCGCCGGTATTGTCGCGGCAACCTAATTGAAATCCTGATGTTATATCGCAAGCCATAATATTATTTTCTAGTTGTTAAATTTATAAAAATGTTAGAATTAAACTTCCGCACTAACAAAAAATTCCGGATAGGCTATATTAACGCCTAATTTAGTAGAGATACGGTGACGTAATGTATCTGTATTGATATCATACCACAATTGGAATTCTGTGAAATCTGATAACAAGTCAGTACCAGCAACAATTTGCTTAGCAGGTCCTAATTTAATAGTATTAATACCTTGCAAACCTACTGTACCTACAACTTTAATGTTAGGTTGGAATGGATATTGCATTTCATATAAACCACCTCTGTTAGTAACAGATGAAGGATCAAAGTAGAAATTGTTAGCCAAACGTAAACCAGTCAAGTAGTTACGGAAATTAGTAACACTCATAAAGAAAGTTAAATCTTCACGATCAGCAACATCAGCAGATGAAGTAGCAATCATAGTGTCCATAGTGGTCAAGATGTTTGCAGCTGAGCTAGAAGCAGCATTAATTTTTACTGGAACAACTCCTGTAGTTGAAGAACTAATAATTAGGTTCAAACCACTAGTAGCACAGGTTCCACCGAAAGTAGA